CCTGAATGGCATGACGAAGTAAATCACTATGACGGCAGAGTACATCAGGGACTGGCAGCAACCGCGCCACGCAGTGGGGCGTGAAGGAACGGGGATCCCCGCTCCTGAATCCGCGCTTTCCTCCTGGCTGGATGCCTACCGGGCAGAGAACGAGCGCCGCCAGGAAATGGCTGATGCGGCGTTCTCCGCCACGCCGCTGGGCAACCTGATTAATAAAAGCCTGGACGCACAGGAAAAACAGGACAAAACCATCACACTGGCAGGAGACGCCAGAAAACAGGTACGCGGTGCGGTGGATGAAGCCATGGCCTCGCTGCGCCTGCTGCCGTCCTATCTGCGCGATCCGCTTATTCGCCACCTCTCCTTCCTGCACAAAAAACAGGAAGCCGATCGCCGGAAAGGCAAAAAGAGCTGGCAGGCTGAACGCTACGCGCGCGGAACCCTGCGCAAAATATTCGAACGTCTGGACCGCACCGACCACCGCTGGCTGACACAGGGTTATCGCTCCATTGCCGGACGCGAACGCCTGGACGATTTGCTTTACCTGCCGCAGCTTAACAAGCACCAGATACAGACGCTGGCCACCATGACGGCGGCGATGTTCAGCAGCACCTTCGAAAAACTCTGCGATGGCTTTGGCGCGACTGATGGCGAGCTGACCATGGATGTAACGCTGAAGGCGTATCAGATGCTGGCCCGCATGGCGTTACACCTGCACGCCATGCCTCCGCATTATGACGCACTGACAACAGACAAAGACCGGAGGAACGAACCGGACACGGAGCTGCTGCCGGGCGCAATCCTTCGCCTGACCTGTGCGGAATGGTGGAAACGCAAACTGTGGCTGTTACGTTGCGAGTGGCGGGAAGAACAACTCCGCGCCGCCTGTCTGGTTTCCAGAAAAACATCGCCCTATCTGAGCCAGGACGCGTTAAGCGAGTTTCGCGCACAGCGCGAGAAAACACACGATTTCCTGAAAAGTTTCATGCTGGAAAACGAAGACGGGTTCACGATTGATCTCGAGACGGTGTATTACGCGGGAGTAAGTAACCCGGTTCATCGTAAGGCAGAAATGATGGCCACCATGAAGGGGCTGGAACTTCTGGCCGAAGCCCGTGGCGACAAAGCGGTGTTTCTGACTGTCACCTGCCCGTCAAAATACCACGCCACAACAGAGAACGGTCATCCGAATCCCAAATGGAACGGGGCCACCATGCGCGACTCCAGCGATTACCTGGTTAACACGTTTTTTGCGGCGGTCCGCAAGAAACTGAACCGCGACGGCCTGCGCTGGTATGGCATCCGCACGGTGGAGCCTCACCATGACGGCACCGTGCACTGGCATATGATGGTCTTTGCTCATCCGGAAGAAATCGACACCATTGTGTCCCACACCCGCGATATTGCCATTCAGGAAGATCGTCACGAGCTGGGTGATGATATTACCCCACGCTTTAAGGCGGAGTACGTCGACGGCTCAAAAGGCACACCGACCAGCTACATCGCCACCTACATCGGGAAAAACCTGGACAGCCGTGCCGTGGATGGCATCGACCCGAAAACGGGCAAGCCACGCGTTGACCACGAAACCGGAAAATCAATGGCCGAGAGCGTGGAACGCGCCATCGGCTGGGCGCGCCTTCACCGGGTCCGCCAGTTCCAGTTCTTTGGTATCCCCTCCCGTCAGGTGTGGCGTGAACTGCGCCGCCTTGCCAGCCAGATGGCTCGCAACCCGGAAGGACCGCAACGGCTGAAGGATGACGCAATGGACGCGGTTCTTGCTGCCGCTGATGCCGGATGTTTTGCCACCTACATAGAGAAACAGGGCGGCGTACTTGTTCCACGCAAGGACTACCTGATTCGCACCGCCTACGACCTCGCAGATGAGCTGAACGATTACGGTGAACAGAGCGTACAGATTTACGGGATCTGGTCACCGCTCATCGGGGAGTCTTCCCGCGTATGCACGCATCCGGACAACTGGAAGCTGGTAAGACGCAAACCGGAAGCGGAAGACAGCGCCCGCGAAAATGGTTTTGACCTTCAGGGCGGCCCTGCCGCCCCTTGGACTCGTGGCAATAACTGTCCCCGTGTACAGGAAACAGACAACAACGGGACAGAACAGCCGGAAGAACGGCCAGCACCGTGGCCGCAGCTCCCTGACGGCGTTGATGTGAACGAGTGGATGCACTCACTGAAACGGCACGAACGCCGGGCGCTGATGCGTTCGCTGCGTGACAAACAGGCAAAAAACAGCAGTGATGAAATGCAGAGCTGGACACAGAGCCGCAAACAGCCGCGGCCTTTGCCTGATAACCACGAATTACTCGCTAAAGAATGGCGGGAGTCTGCTGAATCTCTCGGCCTGCATATCGGTGAACAGCAGATGCAGCACCTGTTACGGGGCGGCAGTCTGTACGTTGACGGCAGCATCATTGCACCGCAGGGATTTGAAATTGTACGCAAACCGGATACTCGCCCGGACAGCCGAATCACGCAGCTCTGGCAGCACCTGAGCCGTAATCACGGCGTAAGCAGCACGGAGATCCGCCATAACCCGGTCGCCAGCTATCTGGCACAGCTGGGGGCATCAGACCCCGAAGCCGCCGCACGCCTGGCATCCGCACTTCAGCAGGACCAGAACACCATGAAAACACCCGTCACCGTGCTTTCTGACATGCTGCGCGCCATCCGTGACGCAGAGCACGCACAGAGAATCAGTGAAACCACTGAACGCGTCCACCGCAAAGCAGACCTGCTGCGGGGTAGCCTGACCAGTGGAAACAAAAAACAGACAGAAACGGGATTCACAAAACCCGTAAATGAGCAAAAAACGCGCCGCGATATATGAAGCGCGCATAAAACAGGCAAAAACGGGATTTAAAAACCCCGTAAACGATTAATTAATCAACATAAGGAAAATCGACATGAAAATTTGTATCGACGACGGCTCCACCAACATCAAGCTGGCATGGACTGAGAACGGCGAACGCCGCAACGCCATCAGCCCGAACAGCTTCAAGTCGGAATGGTCTGCGCCGTTCGGTGGCTCGCAGCCTGCGAACTACATGCTTGATGGCGTGCGCTATGGTTTTGATCCGGTCAGCGATCGCTTTGTCCAGACGACCGACACGCAATACCAGTACAGCGATGTGAATGTCATTGCCATTCATCACGCGCTGGTCAAATCAGGCATCACGCCACAGGAGGTGGATGTGGTTGTCACCCTGCCACTGAGCGAGTATTTCGACACAAACGCACAGCCGGACATGGCCAACATCAACCGCAAAAAAGCGAACGTTATGCGCCCGGTGGAGTACCAGAACGGCGAAGCATTCACTATCCGTAACGTACGGGTTATGCCTGAATCCATTCCGGCTGGCTTTAAGGCACTGGCTGACATGAGTCCGTTTGAATCCCTGCTGATTGTGGATTTGGGCGGAACCACGCTGGATGTGGCAAAGGTTCAGGGGCAACTGGCAGGTATCAGCCAGGTGTTTTGCGATCCACACGTAGGCGTTTCCCTGATGGCCGATGCAGTACTCTCGGTGATGGCCGCTAACGGTATGCGTACCAGTCACCACATCGCCAATACCATTATCGAACATCGCCATGATGAAGCCTGGCTGCGCCAGCACATCCACAATGACGCGCATTACGCCAGCCTGATGGCGGTTATTCGTGAAAAGGAAGAAACACTGAAACAACGCGTGATCCGCGCGCTGGCGGGTTTTTCGGGTTACGGGCGGGTGATGGTTGTCGGTGGCGGGGCGGAGATTGTGGCACCCGCTATCCGCGAAGCCTGCGGAGTTAATGCGACTTTCATCGCGGATGGGGTGCCACAGTTTGCTCTGGTTAATGGGCTGTACGCAATGGACAAGGAGTAAACCAATGACGACACCAACCAGACGGATAAGTTTCTATCTGAAGCCCGCCGCCGTCAAGAACGAAGGCGAAGCATGCGCCTGGCTGGACAGCCTTACACCAGAAGCCCGCAAAAGCGGCCAACGCGTGGCTTTTCTGGCCGGGCTGGCACTACTGAAAATGAATCCGGCAGAGGCTTACCGACTGGCTGCATGGGCTGATGATGAGGCGTTATCAGTGACACAAACCAGGACAGAACGCCCCGCGTCACAGCCAGTATCAACCGCACAGATAACCAGTCAGATGGCCGGAAATATCCGGGCGTTATTTCCCGATTAGAACTTTGCACGGGCGGTTTCCAGTTCTGAAAACAATCAGCAAAGAAGGTGTCGAACGTCAAATATATAAGGCCGCCTAGCTGGCGGTCTTGTGTCTTAAAATATGTTTATCTTAATGAGGATTATAATTTTATGAAAAATAATCATCATGAGAGGAAACATGCAAATTATAATCACTCAATTGGGGAATAATCCCCCTACTCCAAAGCAACGTTTTATTTAGTCCAAGTCCATCTAATTTCATCATCCTGTTGCGCAGCGCAATGAACTCATTCTTGAAGTTATCTGCAGAGATGATTTTTGGGCAAAAACAAGAATACAATTTTCTGTTACTTACGCCACAAGCATTGGCAAGCTCATCCTCAAAATTGCTTGTTTGTTGAAATAGGTGGATTGTGTGTTTTTTCGCCTTTAATAGATTTAGGTTATTCTTAAATCTACCAAGATTCTCAATCCTATCCGTATCAAAAACCACTATAATTTCGCTATTTTCGGTTAATGCTGGCATGTATTTATTTATATTAACATTCCATAAATTAGCAATTACTATTTTCTTAATAGGATAGCCTAGCAATGTTTTGAAATCCTGAAACAATGCTTTTTCCGTATCTCCCTCAACGAGAATGATAGCAAATTTCTTAACTGCCATAATCAATCCTCAAATAGCATCTCTTCGATTAATGAAACGTCAGGTATTGTTGCAAAACAGTCATTTTTTACTTTATTTAAAAGATTGCGATCATTCTTTTTATGATGTGTGGTAGCTTCAACAAAAGTGGTTAAACCATCTACTTTTTTAGTAAAAGTATATGAATGCGTAGGCAGATCTAAGCTCAAGATATCATAATTATGTGTGGTGTATATAAATTGACCATACCTGCAAAGCTTAGATATAATCAGTGTGACCATCATTTTTTCTAATTCAGTATGAGTGAAGGCCATTTTCTCATCCAAAAAGTACACCCCACTGCAAGGGAAATTGAACTCACGCTCTTCTATTTTATCTTCAAGCACTCCTGACAGGAGATGGGATATTTTTACTGCCTCATAAGTACCACGAGACAGTCTATCTTTATTTGTTATATCACCTTCCATATCAATAATAACTCTATCTCCATTATTGAAGACTACTGAATACCCCTGCAAATCCTCCTTTCCCTCATCATCTTTAAGAGTGAGTCCTGAGACAGATTTAACAGTATTGTCAAAAGTTTTTAATATGCTATTAAGCACATTTTTCTTAATTCGGGATATTTTATCCGTGTTCTCTTGGTTTTCAGATAGAATGAAATGCCAACCAAGAACAAAGTCCAAATCCTCTAAATATTGGGAAAATTCTTTTGAGTTAGCGTTTTCAGTTGAAAAAAATCTATTTTGACCATTTAATTCAAACTTTTGCGCATCCCACACAGCATCCAATCTTTTGGTCGTCTTTGCGCATGATTCCGAGCTTCTTAAATCAACAGATGCCATTGCAATTTTTTCTACAGCAACAGACTCATCCATAGCCCTAAGCCAGAAACCTGCCCTAAACAAACATTTTAAATGACTCTGGAAAAAGTCAACCTCTATATATGCAGGTTTTCTTTTGTCAGTAATTTTTAACGGTTCTGGATTAAAAACACCACTACTGAGAAAACGCAACACAGAAAGCATCACGCGACCAAGAGATGTTTTACCAGATGCATTAGCACCAGAAACGATGCAAACCTTTTTGAAGTAGAATTTTTCAAATCCATCAATGTACTCACCTTCCAGTGAGCTGTTGACCGGGGGTCTGGAGAAGCTTAAGTCAAGGATGCTATTTTCAAAGCAAAAAAGATTATCGATTCTGATTTTTGTAAAAGCCATTTTGTTCCACCTTTTGGAAGTAAATATTGCTATCTGTTGAGTTTACATGTAATGAGCTGGTAAGCAATACAGGGATTCGATTTATCGCAAAATAGTGCACAAATTTGCACAATTTTTTTGAATGATTTTTTGCCCTTCCAGCCCGCATGGCGGCTGGATCCGTCAAGGATCCGTGCATGCACAAAAAAACGCGCTTTTTCTGCGCGCAGGTGACGGGGGAACAGCCCGCGTTTCAGGGGGTAAATAGCGTTCCCTTAACGATGTCGCAGCGACACGACAGAATGGCCGTATTTCTCACGCTGAGCGTGAAAAATACGTGAGGGCTTTTGATTTGATGGGGTGAAAGGTAAGGCCGTCAAAATCGCACTGAGGCGGCGAGAACATGCAGTCAGCGCAGTGGGATTGCGTAAGAGTCTGACCGTCGATGATGGCAATAAGCAGGAAAGCGTCGTGAAATTATCTGACTGATACAGGAGCTGGAGAGTCGGGGCATAAATTTTTTATGCCCCGGCGAAGCAGCAGACAAGCGAAGCGCGTCAGGATGTGGGCTGGGTGTCTAACAGTGCGTAAGGGTTAAAGCGGATCACCTCTTCGCCAAGCCAGTCATTGATGTGCTTCATGGCCTC